AAGAAGTAGTGGCTGAAGAACCAGCAACTGAGACTCCCGTTGCTGAGGAAGAAGTCGTAGAAACATATGACATGGAAGATGATGTCAATGCTCTACTAGGTGGCGAAGAACTCTCCGAAGAATTCAAAGAGAAAGCAAAGACTATCTTTGAAGCTGCCATTAACTCAAAAGTTTCCGAAATCAAGGCAAAACTTGATGAAGAAAAGACTGCTGCAATCGAAGAAGCAGTAGCAGAACACAAGACCGAACTCACAGAGCGCACCGATTCTTATCTTGAGTATGTTGCTCAAGAGTGGCTAACCGAGAATCAACTCGCTGTTGAGCACGGACTTAAAACAGAAATGACTGAATCCTTCTTAAGTGGGATGAAGTCACTATTTGAAGATCATTATGTTTCAATCCCTGACGAGAAATATGATGTTGTCTCTACTATGGTAGAGAAATTAGATGACATGGAGACTAAACTCAACGAGCAGATCGAAGCAAACGTTGCACTGAACAAGAGACTTTCTGAGTCTGCTTCAGATGTAATTCTTGCTGATGTTTCTGAAGGCCTCGCTGCCACTCAGAAAGAGAAGCTCGCTACACTTGCTGAAGGTGTTGAGTTTGAAAGTGAAGAATCATACAAAGAGAAGCTAGCAACCCTGAGAGAATCTTATTTCTCTGATAAAAAGGCAGCTCCTCAAACTTCCGGTGCCGACACTCTAATGGAATCCGCCGATGGCGAAGTCGCAGCTGCTGATGTACCTGCAACTATGGAATCCTATATGAGTATTCTAGGCAAGATGAAGTCCTGAATTTAATATTATCAAACTATACACTTTAGGTAACTACTAATGTTCCAATCAGAACATCTGGTAGAAAAGTGGAAGCCCCTTCTAGATCACGATGGCGGCATCGAAGATGCACATCGTAGAAGCGTAACCGCAGTTCTACTAGAAAACCAAGAAAAATTCCTTAAAGAGGAGCAGGCCTTTAATCAGGGCCAGAACCTCATGGAAAACCCTACCAACCACGGTAACGCCGCAGGCGCACAAGGTGGTTTTGGTACTGCAGGAACCAATGCATTAGGTAATGCTGGTTTCGACCCCGTATTGATTAGTCTAATACGTCGCTCTATGCCAAACTTGGTCGCTTATGACCTTGCTGGTGTACAACCAATGAGCGGTCCTACTGGACTTATTTTTGCAATGCGTTCACGCTACTCCAGCATGGACGGCACAGAGACCTTCTACGATGAAGTAGATACCTCGTTCTCTGGTCTGGCAACAGATGCGGCCAAGAACACTATTACCCGCGATCACTCTGAGACATCCGCTGGTATTGGTACTACTATTCAGGCTGGTCAAAACCCCGCAATCCTTAACCCAGTTGGTGTAAACTCTACTGCAGATTACACAGTTGGACAAGGTATGCCTACTGGCGACGCCGAGCAATTAGGCGACGGCACTGGCTGGGGCTTCAACGAGATGGCATTCTCGATTGAGAAAGTCACCGTTACAGCGAAATCACGTGCGTTAAAGGCTGAGTACTCACTAGAGCTTGCTCAAGACCTTAAAGCAATCCATGGTTTGAATGCTGAGGCAGAACTTGCCAACATTCTTTCTACTGAGATTCTTGCTGAGATTAACCGTGAGGTTATTCGTACTATCTACAAGACTGCAGAGCAAGGTGCTGTTCAAAACACATCAACTGCTGGACTGTTTGACTTGGATATCGACTCCAACGGTAGATGGTCAGTTGAGAAGTTCAAGGGACTTCTGTTCCAGATTGAGCGCGATGCTAACGCTGTTGCACAAAGAACTCGTCGCGGAAAGGGTAACATTATCCTTACTTCTGCTGACGTTGCTTCTGCACTTACAATGGCTGGCGTTCTGGATTACACTCCAGCACTTAACGCTAACCTTAATGTTGATGACACTGGTAACACATTTGCTGGTACTATCAACGGTAAGTACAAAGTATACATCGACCCATATTCTGCAAACCTAACTGCTGCTAACGCTGCAAATGGTAACCAGTACTATGTTGTCGGTTACAAAGGAACTTCACCATACGACGCAGGACTATTTTACTGTCCTTACGTACCGCTCCAGATGGTACGTGCCGTTGGCGAGAACACCTTCCAACCAAAAATTGGCTTCAAGACCCGCTACGGGATGGTTGCCAATCCATTTGCTGAAGGTAAGACTCGTGGCGATGGCCGTCTTAAGATTAACACTAACCGCTACTACAGACGTGTTGGCGTTAAGAACCTTATGTAAGCGAGACGCTTATATATTTCTCAAGAGACTCCTTCGGGGGTCTCTTTTTTTATCTAAATAAATATGGAGACCTGCGTTCTACCATGTTCTGTAAAAATCGGATGAGTCTAGAAGACCGTCAAAAGTTTAAATTAAAAATGCTTCATCGGTATGAAGATGCATTAGAGGTTAGACTTGCTGGTATAAAAGCAGCAAAAGCAAAATTAGTTGAGCAGATTGATAGAGATGGCACTAACGAGTAATCCATTTGAAAAACAAATACAGAATAGGAATTTTCTGTCACCTGTTGGGTTTAAATTCTCTTTGGTTAAAGCACCAAAGGTAAGTTTCTTTAGTAACTCAGCACAGATTCCTGGACTGACTATTGCTCCTGCTGTACAATCAACCTATCTGAAGGACATTCCTCAGATTGGTGATAAGATGGAATTTGAGGATTTTAGTTTAAGATTTTTAATTGATGAAAATCTTGAGAACTACATGCAGATACAAAACTGGATGCGTGGTATAGCATTTCCAGATAGTCTGAATGAAATTTATCAATTAGATGGTGGTAGTGTAGAAAATTTAATAATTGATCCTAAAGAACCAGATAATTTTGTGAGTGATGGTACATTATTAGTACTAGACTCTATGCAAAATGCACAATTTATGGTAAAATTTAGTGATCTATGGCCAACTGATTTAACTACACTTCAGTTCGATGCCACACCAGGTACTATTGATTACTTCACTGCAGAGGTAACATTTAAATATACCATCTATAATATTGTTAATAACCAGGGTCAGGCAATGTGAATCTTGAAACTTTACAAAGTATGTGGGAGAAAGACTCACAGATTGATGCAGATAACCTTCACACAGAATCATTAAAAGTACCAGCATTACATGCTAAGTACCATGAGATGTTTAATAATTTCTTGTTGCTGAGGAAGAAAGCAGAGCAATTAAGAAAAAATATTAGACATGAAAGATATGAATACTATTCTGGGAAAGCAGATCCAGAAGTATATCAAGAGAATCCTTTTGGAAAGAAGATAAGGGATAAGGATACTATGACCAAGTATCTTGATGCAGACGAGAAACTGAAAGATATAAATCTCAAAATTGACTACTATGAAACTCTCCTAAATTATATTGAGAGCATCCTAAAACAGATAAGTAATCGAACTTATCAAATCAAGAATGCAATCGAGTGGCAGAAATTCATTGCTGGTTATGGTTGATCTTGAGATTGAGAAGAAGAATGAAGTCTATCTTAGAGTTAGGGCAGAGCCGCATATCTATCAGGAACTATCAGAGCACTTTACGTTTGAGGTTCCAGGTGCCAAGTTCATGCCGCAGTATAGAAATAAACACTGGGATGGGAAGATTCGTCTTTTCTCTACCCATACGGGAGAAATATACGTTGGTTTATTAGATAAGATTACTCAGTTTTGTAAGCAATACGGATACGATTATAAATTTCTAGATAACAAATATTTTGGTACTCCTTTCGAAGTCGATGAGATGATATCGATGGAAGGTGTTAAAGATTATATGACAGCTATATCTCGTCACACTCCACGTGAATACCAGATAGAGGGAGTGTACGACGCTTTAAGACATCAAAGAAGATTATTAGTATCACCAACTGCTTCCGGAAAATCGTTGATGATTTATTCTCTAGTGAAGTACTACACAGATAAAGGGCAAAAAAGTCTTGTAATTGTCCCAACGACAAGTCTCGTAGAGCAGATGTATAAAGATTTCGAAGACTACGGGTGGGATGCAGAGACATACTGTCACAGAATATACGCAGGCCGAGAGAAGGAGACATCATGTCCAGTCACCATTACAACGTGGCAATCTATCTATAAGTTACCTAGGAAGTATTTTGAACAATTTAATGTTGTAATAGGAGATGAAGCACATCAATTTAAATCCAAATCATTAGTACAGATCATGACCAAGTTGCATACTGCAAAGTATAGATTTGGTTTCACTGGTACTTTAGACGGCACACAGACGCACAAGTGGGTCTTAGAAGGACTATTTGGTCCAGCATATAAGGTGACTAGAACTAAAGAGTTGATGGAGAAAGGTCAATTAGCAAAACTCGACATTACATGTCTCGTTTTAAAACATCCACCACAAAAGTTTGAAACGTATGAAGATGAAATACAATACTTGATTAATCATGAACAAAGAAATAATTTCCTTAAGAATCTAGCATTAGATCAGAAAGGAAATACCCTTTTACTTTACAGTAGGGTTGAGTCTCACGGTGAAGTGTTGTATAATTTAATAAATAATAATAAGTCAGCATCTCGTAAAGTATTTTTTATACATGGAGGAGTCGCTGCTGATGATAGAGAAAACGTTAGATCAATCACTGAAAATGAAAAAAATGCAATCATTGTTGCCAGCTATGGGACTTTTAGTACTGGGATTAACATTAAGCGCCTGCACAACGTCATCTTCGCAAGCCCCAGCAAGTCCAGAGTTAGAAACCTCCAATCCATTGGTAGAGTCCTTAGAAAAGGAAGAGGCAAAGTAAAAGCTATGCTGTATGATATTGCGGATGACTGTACTCATCAGTCCCGCAAGAATTATACTCTTAATCATTTAATAGAACGAATCAAAACGTACAATGAAGAACAATTCAATTATGAGATAATCTCAATCAAGATAAAAGGTTAGTATATGGAAGACGATTTTTATGCATCATTAAAATTAATATCAGGCGAAGAAGTCTTCGCTAAGATTGCTGCATGTGATGAAGACAATAGAACATTATTGCTATTACATAATCCAGTTAAGGTAGAACAAGTAAGATTACCTGGAGCAAATATCGTCGCCGGTTATAAAGTAGAACCTTGGTTAAAGACCAATGATGAAGATATGATGGTCTTAGATATGAAAAATGTTATGACTATGGTTGAGTGTAATGATATAGAAATGATTACGATACATCAAAAATATGTTGAAGAGTCTCAAGAAGAAGGTACTAGATCTCGTATAGATAGACGTATGGGATACATATCTAGTGTCACTGACGCTAAAAAGATGTTAGAACAACTCTATAAAAAGGATATTCAAAAAGAAAGCTAAGCCATTTCGATGAACCTCCACAGAGTTATTCTATAGAGTATTTGACATCTTGTCAAGCCCCTGATATAATATGTTCAGGTGAGAATAGTACCTATGGCAATAACAACCATGCCGAGACGCAGAGCTAGATCGGAACATTATGTGAACAACAAGGAGTTTCTTGCTGCTATTGTTGCATATAAAACATCAGTCGCTGAGGCAGCAGAACTTGGTAAAGACAAACCAAGGATAACGAATTATCTTGGTGAGTGCTTTTTAAAGATAGCAACGCATCTTTCCTACAAACCAAACTTCGTTAATTATATGTTTAAGGATGATATGGTATGCGATGGTATTGAAAATTGTGTTCAGTATATCAATAACTTTGATCCTGCTAAGTCCAGTAATCCTTTTGCTTACTTCACTCAGATTATACATTATGCATTTCTTAGGCGTATCCAACGTGAGAAGCGTCAGTTGGAAGTCAAGAACAAAATCTTAGAACGTTCTGGATTTGAGCAAGTCATGGTTGATGACAATACACTTGACGGTGGGAACTATTCAGACTATAATAGTATCAAGGATAATATCCACACCAAGTTGCGTTCTGGTTATCAATGAAGGTAGCAGTAATAACTGACCAACATTTCGGTGCAAGAAAAAACTCTAAACTCTTCCACGACTTCTTCGGAAAATTCTATGAAGAAGTCTTTTTCCCATATCTGGATGCTAATGGCATCACCGTTTGTATTGATATGGGTGATACTTTTGATAACCGTACAGGCATTAATTATTCTGCACTCCGGTGGGCTAAAGACAACTATTTCCAACTACTACGCGATAGGGGGATTACTGTTTACACTGTTGTCGGCAATCACACAGCATATTATAAAAATACTAACAAGGTTAACGCTTGCGAATTATTATTACGAGAGTACGATAATATCCGTGTTATCAGTGAGTATGAGGAGTTAAATATTGGTGGATTGGATATAGCATTTGTTCCTTGGGTCAATTCAGAGAATGAGGATAATACATATAAGAAACTGAAGAAGTCTAAATGTCGTGTTGTTATGGGACACTTAGAACTTAATGGATTCTTAGCAAATGCATATCACGTAATGGAGCATGGACAAGACAAAGCAATTTATCAAAGGTTTGAAAAGGTATACTCCGGTCATTATCATCATAGGAATTCTCAAGATAATATTCATTACTTGGGCAATCCGTATGAAATTTATTGGAACGATTGTGGAGACACTAGGGGATTCCATATCTTCGATACTGAAACCTTAGAGCATACTCCAGTTGATAATCCTTTTGGTATTTTTGAAAAGATATATTTTAATGATACTAATTATCAAACGTTTAATGCTACTCAGTATAAAGATAAGATAGTTAAAGTAATAATACAGGATAAGGGTAAAGGTTCTAAGTTAGATAGGTTTATCGATAAGTTATATCAGGCCGGAGTTGCTGAGTTAAAGACTATAGAGAATATTGATTATGGTACTGGGTTTGTAACTTATGAAGATCAAGGACAAGATTCTGAGGATACACTTACCCTATTGAGTAAATATATTGATGAGACAGAGACACAAGTGGATAAATCTAAAGTTAAGAAGTTATTGCAGAATGTGTATCAAGAGGCCTGTGAGGTTTCGTGATGCACCTTATTGCTGTTGCTGGTAGAGAGGACAGTGGAGCTTATGCGGTAGAGAACCGTTTCGGGCAAAAGGTGTTATATCTCTTCGTAGAAGAGGATGATGCTGAACGGTATGCTATGATGTTAGAGGATCGTGGTTACCCAGGAATGACCGTCATTGAAGTTGATGACCATTCAGCGGTTCATGTTTGTGAGAACAACGGTTACCGTTACTCTATTATCACCAAAGATGACATTGTAATTCCCCCTGAAGAATTAGATCATGATCTGCTTTCAGAAGGTTAGGTGGAAGAACTTTTTAAGTACTGGTAACAACTGGACTGAAGTTAATCTAACTGAACACGATACAAATATAATAGTCGGTGCAAATGGTGCAGGTAAATCCACCATTCTAGATGCACTGACTTTTTCGCTGTTTAATAAACCATTTAGAAAGATTACTAAACCCCAACTCATCAATACTACTAATGAGAGAGATGGAGTAGTTGAGGTTGAATTTTCTCTTAAGGGTAGGCAGTATAAAGTAGTACGAGGATTAAAACCAAATAAGTTTGAGATCTGGGTTGATGATAAGATGCAAGATCAATTTGCTTCTGTTAATGATCAACAGAAGTATTTTGAGCAAACTATCCTTAAGTTAAACTATAAGTCATTTACACAGATCGTTATACTAGGATCTAGTACATTTGTTCCTTTCATGCAATTGACTTCTTCTCACAGGAGAGAGGTTATTGAAGATCTTTTGGATATTAAGATCTTCTCTGCTATGAGTGATCTGGTTAAAGCGAAACTTAGAGCACAGAAAGATGAGGTTAGAACACTTGAACTAAAGAAGGATAGTCTTCTTGACAAGGTTGAGATGCAAGAACAGTTCATCAAACAGATAGAGAGGACAAGTACTGATGATATCAAGGAAAAACAGAATCAAATTAGGAAGATTGCAAAGGAAGCTAAAGAATATATTGATAAGAATGAAGAGCTTTCCAAAGAACTTGGCACCCTTGATTCTAAACTTCTAGGGTTAAGTGATGTTACGGAATCATTACGAACTTTATCAGATTTACGCGGTAAGATAAGACAGAAAGTCAGTGCTGCTGGTAGCGAATATGACTTTTTTAATGATAATGTATCATGCCCTACATGTACACAATCTCTTAAGGAAGACTTTCGTGTAAATAAAATTGCGGAGCTTAAAACTTCTGTACGTAGACTCCAATCAGGTCTCGACGAACTAGAGACCAAAATAGAAGATGAGGAGGAACGAGAGCTCCGTTTCACACAATTAACTAAGGAGGTAACTTCCCTAACACATGGCATTTCTCAAAACAATACTAGGGTTTCTGGACTACAAAGACAGTCACGCGATTTGGAATCGGAAATACAAAGAATTACCGACCAACTTGCAAATCGAAATACTGAGCATGAGAAATTAGCAGAATTTCAACACAACTTAGCAGCAACCTACGAAAAGGTTACTGAACAAAAAGGATTGATCTCAGAGCATGACTTTGCATTTGGTTTGCTCAAGGACAGCGGAGTTAAGAAGACTATCATTACAAAGTATCTTCCACTGATTAATCAGCAAGTAAATAGATACCTTCAAATGATGGACTTCTACATTAACTTCACTCTCGATGAGGAGTTTAATGAGAGTATAGAATCTCCAATACATGAAGACTTCTCATATGCGAGTTTCTCTGAGGGAGAAAAGATGCGGATCGATCTCGCGCTACTCTTTACGTGGCGTGAGATTGCTGCTTATAAGAACTCTACAAATACCAATCTCCTTATAATGGATGAGGTGTTTGACAGTTCTCTTGATGGATCTGGTAATGAAGACTTCCTTAAGATTATTAGATTTGTTATTAAAGGTGCTAACATCTTTGTTATATCTCATAAGGAAGGTATGTTTGATAAATTTGATAACGTGATAAAATTTGAAAAGGTTAAAGGGTTCTCTCGCATAATGCCATCATGAAAGCATTAGTAACAGGACACAAAGGTTTTATAGGAAGTTATGTTTTTAATGAACTTAAGTATGGTCTTGGTTATGGAGAATGTGTTGAGGGGTTAGATTCCCCAGATGATATTGGAGATTTTAAACCTCCTAGTGGTGGTATGTTTGCAGAACATTATGATGTTATCATTCATCTTGCAGCATTTGCTGCTCTTAGAGATAGTATAGAGAACCCAGAAAAATTCTGGGAGAATAATGTAGAGAAGTCTAAACCTATATTTGATTATTGTAGAGAGAATAACGTTAGATTATTATATGCAAGTTCTGCTGGAGCTCATGGATGGTGGCAGAATCCTTATGCTATAACCAAGAAAGCAAATGAATTAATGGCACCACCTAATAGTGTGGGCATGAGGTTCTTTAATGTATGGGCAGAAAGGGATAGTAGATCTGATATGCTTTATAGGATGTTACAAGAAGATACTGCAAAGTATATTACAAGACATTCAAGGGATTATATTCATGTAACTGATGTATGCCGTGCTATCGCATACCTAATACCCAGTCAATTTGTTGGACCTATTGATATTGGTACTGGTGTATCAGTTTCTGTAATGGACATAGCAAAAGCAATGGGTAGGAATTTGCCTATCAAGGAGGATACTCCAGGAGAGCCGGACAGTTTATGTGCTGACACAACAGACTTGACTGCTTTAGGATGGTTCCCTACAATAAATATCATGGATACGCTACAGGACAATGAAAGTCCCGAATTGGCAGCATCATTCCAAGAAGGAACCGAAGCGCCACCTTAAACCCCAAGCACTGCGCCAAGCACGTGCCAGACGCAGACAGTTGATAAACCGTCTACTCAACGCTCCCAAACGCAACGGGAGCGTTTATAGTATGTGCATACAGAAGAAAACCCTATGCCAGTCAATTTAGAAGTAAAGGGAACTCTCGCCAAACTACTAGCAACAGAGGACATCGTTGTAGAGCACCGTCCGGTTGAAACAGCACAGTTTGACGTTGATCATAGAGTTCTGACTCTCCCCATCTGGGATGCAAGTAATAATATTGTTGATGTACTGGTGGCACATGAGGTAGGACATGCTCTCTATACACCTAATGTAGATCCTGATTGTAAGGCACCTCAGCAGTTCCTGAACATCACAGAAGATGTACGGGTGGAGAAGTTGATGAAGCGTAAGTATTTGGGTATCGCAAAGTCATTCTACAGAGGGTATAAAGAACTTAATGAGATGGACTTCTTTGAGTTGGAAGATTTAGATACATATAATTTGGCAGATA